TAGTGGGCATTGCATCACCAACAAGTTCCATTTTGCCAACTGCACCAAATCTAGTATCGCCATACAGCATAACTTCTTTGCCAGCTTGGCTGGCCGATACGCTGAATGATAAAAACTGATGATCCAATTGATCTAGATCATCTTGTGGAAGAGTAACTGATGCTAGACCTTTGTATGTGGTCTGAGGCAACATGGGAGTCACAGTGTATGGACTATTTGGCAATGCTTGCCCGCTGACATCCATAATGTTTAATTCAATATTAGTTAATGTAGACAAGTTGATACGCTTCTGGTCAGCGTTCTTAATGTCAAACTCTAGGGTATTATCTATACCAGCATAAATTTTTATGTTTCTTTGATACACGGTTGTATACTCCACAGTGAAACCTGCCAAATCAGCCAATAGTTCGATTCTATTTGGATATAAATACGTTGAGATTTTTTGCATTAGCGCAGGACCTTTATACTATATTTATGGCAAAACTAAGAGATAACATAGAACAAAAACTACCCTTTATCAGTGTGTTAAACTACGGTGAATTGGAATACATTGGTATTATCATAAATCAAGATCAATATGTAACCAGCTTTTACGACCTTAATGCCATTAAAACATTAGAAGAACGTGCTGTATTTTTAGATATAGGAGAAACTTGGTGGTGGGAATCAAACCGCCAATTTCCTATCAATATATTTTGCAGAGAACAAATACAACCGTTTCACTATGCCATTAAAACATTCAACAGCAAAGATGCCCGTGTTGTGTTAGGGCCTGTTGTTAATCTAATGAACTTGACTATGAAACGTGTTAAACGTAAAAGTGTACAGTTGGTCCGCAAGGTACGTTAAGCATACCCGTAACTGATACCTTCACATATCAAATTCATCTGCACCACAATAGCCATAGCATAGGCCACAGCATGAGCTTTCTTGAAATAATATTCCTCAGTCGTTGGTTTCGTCCATACTGACTGCGTTACTTCTGTCCACGGTTTGCCTAACAAATGTTTCTTGGCGGGGCGTATGATTGCTAGACACGCCGCGAGCTCTTCTATATTTTTCGGTTTCATTTTCCTCAATACGTGCCCGTGCCCATTCACGTGAAAGAGCAGATTCGTGAAGTCGTCCTGTTCCAATAGATCCCATAGTGGTTCAATCTCCATAAGTTGTTTAAGGTGTGCCTCATCCCTTACACCTTTGTAAATGCTAACATTCAAAAAATCTATCTTAAAATATCCACGTTCTTCTGCTTGCTTATAATCTATTGTGCTAAGTCCAGTAAGTGGATTGTACGGAATACTAGTACAATATACACCGGTATTGTGCTTTTTAAAAGTTCCATTATCTCCAATGGCGGCTGGAATATGCTTTAAAATATCCAACGCATCTGTGCGATCTAAAAAGTCTATATCAATATCAGGCATCTTTATTGTTCCTTGTTAACAGATAGTTTAATTTGTCAAATAACTTTTTATGGGCATGTTTTCCGGGATGCGCATTATCTGGAAATTCAGACGAAGCGCAATCTAGTTTTAATATAGTATCAATATTATCTAACATTTTAGATTTTTCTTCTATGGAGTCTGTACAATTTGCAGAGTCAAACAGATCTAAATTACAAACACCGTGAGAAAAAGGTAATTTAATTCCAAGTATTTCTGAATGCCAATCTTCTATCAACAATTCTATTTGGCCAACAATATTATCAAAGTCGTCTACATCTATTGGAGCTTGGCCTCCAATAACAATAGTTTTACATTTGAGCGTTGATATCAAATCAGTAAATTCTTGATATGCTAAAATTGCTAAATCTTTAGTTAATTTAGGTATGCTAAATTTTATTTGCGGGGATGTTAGTATCTCGTTTCTATCTCTAAGACTTTCTGTGTGAAACCAAATTAGCCAATCAACTTCAGTAAGATTTACTAAAAAATATTGTTTAGCTTCTCTAATAGTTTCTAAGTTAGTGCCACCATTCTTTGCAAAATTAATTACATTGTACCCTTCATTTTCTAATAACAATTCTAAATGTGTATCTGATGGATCGCCTAAATGAGTAACATTTATTTCTACATCGTCAGAATATAGTGTTTTTATTTTTTCAATAGTATTATTAATATAGTTAATAGGAGCATAATTAGGAACACCCCAACTATCTCCTATAATTACTAAAGTTTGTTTAATCTTGGACATCTTTTCCATCCCACACCGCAATTTTTTTCCATTGTAAATTACCTGGAGTAGTATAAGGAATATACACTTCTCCAGTTTCTTTATCAACCAACACCCACTTGTCTGGACACTTTGATGTTATTGAAAGAGTGATTGCCGTGTCGTATTCTTCCGCTTCTGTACCATCTAATAATTTTCTTTTCATATGTTAGACTCCTTAACTACTTGTCTAACCAGTTCTACATCAGCAGGTAATTTTTTAAATTTGTTCATCCAAAATCGTGGATCGATAGTAGTACCAACTGCGGCTAGCTGTTCGTCACTAAATTTTGATAACATTGCTTTTCCGTTTTTACTGTTCAATATCACCCAAGGGCTTATCTTACCATCACGTATGTCAAAGGTTGCTCTGTTTAAACTAACGTATAAAAAATAATGATTCCACTGACTTTGATGTGCATCTGCCCATGTCATCATATGTCCGATACTACGCTGTAGTGCTGTTTCCACAGTTTCTGTGCGAATTAAATTTGCAACATATTTTTCATACAATTCATCTCTGCACCAGTGATCTAATTTGATACCACTTGTAATGACATAGTCGATAAATCTGTCAGGATACAACGGATTAACATTGCTAACAAAACTACCAAATTTAACAAATGCATTATAATAAGGACTTTTTGCAAACTCGTCATACGTTTTATTACCCTTTAAATTTTGACTCATTTTAAAAAATCGATTAAAAGCATCATACCCCATAATGACATGTTTTTCAGTTTTAGCCAATGCTCTACGTTTTTGCTCGCAAAGATGTACCATCAACGTTTTTTCTTTAGTAAACGTATTTGAACAGTACTGACAAACGTATTGTGCTATCTCTAATGTCATTTTAATAATTTTTTAACCTCTACGTCATCCATGCCGCGCATCATTGCAAGTTCTTTAAACTCCGCATCGCTCATAAGTTCTGCAAGCAACTCGCAATCTACTTGTTTTTTTGCAGGATACAAATCTAATAAAAATTTCACCTTCTTATCCGAACTAGTTCCTGGTTTCTTTTTAAAACCAATCCATTCGTGATAATGTATCTTTTTACTTTCGTGTCCGCACATGGCTAACAACATCCACATGAGTTTAGGATGCTTTTGTAACAGATTCCAGTGTTTATTAAAGTATTCGTTAACAGTCAGCAGATAATGCTGTTGTAATTCTGTACTGTTGGTCTTTACATTGCTGATGTAACGATTCATGATAAAGAATTCGCTTTTCAACGATTTGCGTTGCTCGTCATCGAGCTCGTCCCAAAGACCAATATAGCCGCTATCTACCGCCGCCATTACTTCTTTAATTGCTAGTTTCTGTGCCATCTAACGCCTTTGGAATTAATACTGCATCGAATGCCATAACAGTTCTATTACCAGTTCCCTTCCAAGGATACACCAAATGTGAAACATAGCTTGGAAATATCAAAATATTCTTGGCTTCTGGTCTATAGCACCAGCCGTCTTGTAAAATAAACTTGGTTACATCTTTTTCTACCGGAAACTTAAACAAAATATTGCCATCAATATTTGTACTGTTTTCATCCAATATGGGTGTTTCTATGTACATATTACCCGACAAGTGACCTGCCGGATGGTTGTGCATGGCTTGATATTCGCCGGAGTTTTGCTTGATAGTCCATATACTAGTGACTTTAACTGATACATAATCCATATCGGATACCATGCTTTGTGTTTTGATCTGTTGTATGTACTGGGTCAATTGTTCTTCTAAGAATTCAGTCAACCAATCTACATTGATGCTAGCATCGTTAGGTAGCACTTGTATTTGTTGTCCTCCGCGCACACTTAATCCATTATTGCCAGCATCGTTAAGATCTGTTCGTTCGTGAAGTTTTTCGGCTAGCTTTTTAATTCTTTCAAACATATCATCGGGTATTGAGTCAATACCCATAATCAATGGATTAAAAAATGCATATTTCATTGTATTTTATCCTTACTCAACTTGTATATCATTATAGCACGATCCAGGGCCTTTTGTAAAGTGATATTGGTTTTCGCTTCTCTATGAATTTCGCCCCACATCTTACTTTCTCGTATCTGCTCAATTAACGGCCTGCCATCGCTGGTACGAGGATCGGGTCTATCTTCCATTTCGTATTTGTATCCAATCAATTTACGATCAGTTTCCCCAAACTCACGAGCATATACTTCATCGCCATTGCGTTCATAAATGTAAGTTGCTCCAGGTTTAAGACTGCCCATTTTATAATATCTTACTCAAATCTATAATTTCACTTTGACGGCTAATTTCTTTGCAAAAATAGGCACAGTCTGGTTTGTGATCGTTACTCAGCGGAGTTGCAAGTAATTGATTATTTTTCATCTTGGGGAAATACCATTTGACATCATTGTAAAAATTTACAATTTCAATTTTCTTAAATTCTACTCTAAAACTACTGAGTGGATTAAAAATTAATGCTTCAAATCCTCTATCATTCAAGCTGGTCAAAGGTAAAATTTCAATGTCACAACCACTTGAACTATCACCTACCGCTATGTGCCAATCTATAGGCATTGTGACTTGTTTCCCGCCAATGTTAAGTACCATTGCTGGTGCATTAAAAGATTCTAAGAATATTAATGGCATAAAGAAAAAATCTGGTTCTTTAGGATCACTGTTGTCTAGCACGGCAAATCTACACTCCTCGTCTACTTCCTCTGGAAGATTATCCAGTAAAAATGTTTTATTTTCTAATGTTAATATTTGCATAATTCCTTATCGTTGCCAATCCGTTTTTTCAATAGTAAACGGATATTTGGCGTCCTTGTAAAATTTCTTACGCTCAGTAAGATGCCTTTTTGCATACTTACAGGTACTGGTTATGTCCCAGATTTGTACGAAGTCTTTGTCTTCTGCTTTTCGAATACCTCGGCCAATTGATTGTATAACGCGGACAAAGCTCTTTCCGGGCTCAAGAAGAACCATATTAAAAATCCTAGGGATATTAATACCAACAGCGGCCACACCAAAAGTCGCCACAATAATCTTGTTATCATTCGTTTTAATTTCGTCATATTCTTCTTTTCTATCTTTGGTTTTGACCTCGCCCGAGATAAACACTGCTTCTGGAATTTCATTGATAATAAATTTGCCTGAATCAATTCTATTAACTAACACTAGTGTATTGCCTGATTGAGATATTGTTTTAATTAGTTTACTTAGGTATATCATCCTGTCTTCATCTGTAACAAGATATTTTAATTCTTCTGGATAACTGCTGAATTCTTTTAAATCCATCAACTGCACCACGTTGACATGACAGTCACTTAGTACACCTTTGGTTTGTAACTCGTGTGCTTGTATGCTGTGAATTACTGGACCAAGACTTGCAAAGATAGCTTCGAATTCATGTGCTTCTTTGGGAACCGTTCCTGTTAGTCCCCAACGTATGGGTGCATTACATAGGTTTTGCGTAAGTAAATTTTTCAACACTTCTGCCTTGGCCATGTGTACTTCGTCAACAATAACAGTTTTAACTCCGTCGAGAAATTCTGCCAGTGTTACAATGTCATGTTCTTGATTCTTTGATTTCTTATCCAATATATTAAGACTCTGCCAAGTACAAATTGTGTGTGTTTTATTGAGATCTTTGCGGTCACCGTAGTACACACCCACGTCCAATCCGCAGTTGATAAAGTCTTCTTCAGTTTGCTCAACAAGACTTTTATTCGGTACAATAGTAATAGTGCGACCAAAGTTTTCACACAGTTTACTCAAGGTCGCAGTGATAATTGTCTTGCCTGCACCAGTAGCTACTTCTTGTAATGCTTGAGGATTTTTAAGAAAATTATTGATCACATCAAGTTGATAGTCACGCAATCGAATGGGTTGCCCTGCTTGTTGGTGTCCCATTGGCCAACACCGTTCTCCCCAGAAATCTTCAGTAACTTCTGGAAATGCCAGCTTGATCGGGTCACGCAGGTCTTCCACTTCTTCCAGCGAAATACCCAGGCCATGTAGTATTTGCATGACCTTTTCTAGTTGGTTCAAATAGCCGTTGCCGCCAAGGCCAAACAGGCTTACAGTGCCATCCCATCGACCCAGTTTATATGCAGGATGATATCTAGCATAAGGCGCAAAAAACTTAAATGCATTGGCTAATTTCTTTCGTGCGTCTAACTCAAGACCTTCGATCTTGATGTTAACTTCGTCTTTTATAATTAATTTTACAATGCCCATGTACTGGTAGCCCATCCTGTGTTGTTGTCGAATATGCTTGGCTTATCTGAATACGAAATAATTAAATCGCATCGATTGCTGTATATTGCAGTCTTGCCATGTCTTAAGTTGTTACCAAACACTATAACACTTTTTGGTGCCCAATTGCAATCTTTTAGGAAGAATTTGGGTAATTTTCCTGTTTGTATTCCCGCCACTATGGTTGCGCTGTCCAACGGAGCATTGTAATGATTTTCTTGTATTACACCGTTGAATACCTTACCAGCGGTGTCGTTTTGCAGTCTAAAGTATATGCCTACATGATTGAAAATTTCGTTATTTTCCAAGGATTTTTGAAGGTTTTTTAGAGTTTTAGTACAAACATCTGCGCTGTGACTGTCAAAGATAACTAGCAATGGAAATCGTTTGAGATCTTTTAAATTACCAATAACATCGGATAATTCATAAGCATTTGAGTCAATCCATATTTTTTGTTGTGTTCTGTGAGCAATGAGATCTTGCAATTTTACCTCATTTTTCTCGACTTTTTTGGTCAAAAAGTGATAACGTGTTTTGCGATCAGCTATGATTAACAAATTGGTCACGGACTCAACACCAATGTCCTTTTCCAAGGAAGATTTTATTGGTTCGTATAAATTTTCACCAAAAAAGAATTTATTACACTCATCAGCGAATTTCCATTTTTTGATAATTTCGTAAAAATCGGTGATTTTTTGGTCAAATTCGAATTTACTTGGTCTTAATAAATCTATGATTGCAACAATATTTTTTTCAGTTAGTTCAATACTGATAAGTCTGGTACTGTGTACTGTGATGTTGTTTTCAATAAGTTTTCCAATGCCTTGTAATGTTTTTCTTACAGCACTGTTGGGGGAATATTCAACAAAGATGGCAGGTTCTTTATCTTTTAGTGTTTTTATGTAGACTTTTTTAGTGTTGTCTACTGCACGGAATCTTCTTGACCAAGCGGGTACTAACAACACATCTGTCAAGGTGTTGTCGATGATTAAAAAATGACTGCTGTATTGTTCCAGTAATTTTAACAATAAACGACTTTGATTTTCAGTGATAAAAACCGGACTTGACACCGCAGACGCAAGACTACGTAAAACTTTTGAATCTCGGGTGGGTAAATATTCTTCTATTTTTGGAGTAGTACAAGAAGTAATTTTTAAAAGTAAGTTATCTACAGTTATCATACTTTATATTATACAGAGTGCAATTACAAAAGTCAACACTTTTGTATAATATATTTTTTAAAGTGTTGCGTCTTCCATACCAGCGGTACGAAGCTTAATCACATTTGAAAGTTGCCATTGTTTGACATCAAGCCCTTTGGTAATGCCTAACCATTTGTTGCGTAACAGGGCAAACTCGTTGATAATCTTTTCAAAGTCCACAACGTCAGCTTCACCTTCAACGAACTTTTCACAGTCCCTTGAAGATAAAGCTCGTTGATAATTTTCTAAATATTTGCGAAAATGTTGACTTTTCAAGCGTCTAAGTTCAATATGTAGGTACTCAAGGATAGCTTCAATTTCTTGTAACTGACTGAATCGTTGTTCAACAATACCCGGCATTGCCGCGGCCGCCCTTTCAATATTGCCTTTAATATTCGTGTCCTGACGTGCGCCAATTAACTCATCGTTAAAATATGACACAGCATCTGGAATATAAGAAATGTCTTTGCTAACCTTACTGTACCACATATTATTCTAGCTCTTTATAGTCATCATCATCGTCGGACTCTTCATCCAAATAGTATTCAATTGCTTGATCCAGCACAGCATCGACACCTGTTGCACCTTCTAGTACTCGGTCACTTGTACCAAAATCTGCTAGTAGGTCAACATATCGTTCGGCCGCCACATCAATAATTTTCTTGTCAATATACTCACTAAACAAGATCCATACATCTGCTATTTGTGTTTCAGTCAACATTTTCGTCCGTCTCCTCAGGAATGGTTGTTGTTGTTAAAGACTTGATATGAAATTTTGCCATTAACATATCTAATTTATCATCTTTCCATTCTTTTCGGTAGAATTTGAATTCCTCGCCTGTGTCTGGATCAATCCATGCAAGTCTGTTGCCAGATTGTTTTAACAAGCCAGCTTTTTCGCACATGTCAACCATTCCTGAATACGGATTCATTCCTGTTTCATATGGAATTTTAATTTGCACAGTTTCAAAAGGCTTGCTGTAACGAGTCTTCATGATCTTGCAACTTGCACGAATACCCATTACGTCTGACACTTTGTTGCCGTCCTCATCCTCTTTGAGTTTGAGTTTTTTCATAGCAACAACAATACTAGAAGCATAAACAAAACCTTGTCCGCCACTGATCTTGTCGTCTGGATCAAACATGTCCTGTGACGCATAAGTGTGATTTGTACAAACCATACCCACATTATAACTGCCGAACATATTGACACAGTTACGAACTAATGAGGTTAATGCTTTTGGCTTACGGCCCATATCCCCCTTCATGTCACCAGCTTGGAACTGATTAATGTCGGTAGGGGTAAGCAACATACCCAATGAGTCTATGACAAATAGGACTTTAGGACGCTCTGCCATTTCTTTGTACTCTTTCATGAATTCATGAATGGTTTTTGCCACGTCATCAATCATAGCCATGTTGAGTTTAAGAAGTTTTTCTTCGCTGGTGTCCACACCTAAATCGTGCAACCATTTTTCATCCAGTGCATTTTCAGTATCAATCAAGATAACATAGATGCCCTGTGCTTGTGCGTTACGCACTAGATTACCTGAACAGATAAAACTTTTACCAGCACCACTTTCGCCGGCAAACACAGTGACTTTGCCAAGTGGAATACCTTTGTGGAAATCTCCACTGATCAGATAGTTCAGCGTGTAATTGCCAGTGCTGATCCAATCTGTAGGATCGTTAAATCCCACACCAAGACCGTCAATGCTTTTGGTCAAGGTCTTTCTAAATTTTGATAAATCGAAGGCTTTTGTAGCCATAAGTTGTTTCTCCTATGATGATGTAAGGGGACCGAAGTCCCCTTATTTTTACTTCTGACGATTACGAATCATTGCCAAGATGTCTTGGGCACGTGAGTCGCCGCCTGTGGATTCAGATGCTGTTGGCGCTGGTGCGGCCTTGGCTACTGGAGCAGGTGTGTCATCTTCATCATGTGATGCCGCTGGTGCAGGTGCGGCTTTTGGAGTTGCTTTGGGATCGCCAGTGTTTTGGCTCATCCCAGCTGGTTTGAAATACTGTCCCCAACGTTCCATGTCATATGGTTCGCCGTCGACTGAAGCTTCAAACATTTCTTTCATAACTTTCAATTCAACTTCGCCTGGCTTCTTAGGCAAGAAGTCACTCAAGTTAAACAAGCCATGTTGCTTGATAGCCGCATGTTCATCGTCACTTAGTGGACGTTCACGACGGGCCCAACTTGATGTTGAGTAGTCAGCATATCCGCCTTTGCTACCTTTCTTCATACGATAGTCTAAGCCATGTACCAAGTCAGTTGGCAAATCTTCCAATTCTGGATCAACCAATGCCGCACGGATACTGGTAAAGATCTGTGGACCGATGATGAAACGACGAATTGGATTTTCTGGCTTTTCGCTCGATTGTTCGCCAAGCCCGTCTTCTGCAACGAAACCTTGGAAAATATAACTGCGCTTTTTCCAGTATTTACGACCCATGTCTTCCAGTGCTGGATCTTTGAACCATGCACGTACTTCTGCCAAGATTGGGCAAGTGTCGCCATACATTTCCACGCATGGTACTTGTACTGTGATTGGTTTGCTTTCTGATTCACCTTTGATTCCAGCGAATGGCAATTTGATCATTGCACGTTCTACCCAGAAAAAAGTGTTGTCGGTGTTACCATCTGGTAAAAATCTAAGTGTAGATTCGCCACCTTCTTTGAGGTTCCAGAATGGATAAATTGACTTATCACCACCTGTACGTTCTCCTGAACCTTTTTGTTCAGATGCTTTTAGTTTTGCTCGGATTTCTGCTAAAGATGCCATAATTGTTCTCCTATTAATAGCCTTAGTTTGCTTTTTGTGCCTATTATTATTTTATCACCTTGATAAAATAAAAAGTGCATATACATAGTATACGCACTTTTATTTAGTAAAGCAAGAGAAATCTCGCCTGAAATATGAGTATTTTACTCAATTATCTGTGATGTACCAAACTAATCAGTCTGTTCAATTCATCATTGGTGTAGCCTGTGGATTCTTTCATTGCTGATTGTTTTTTGACAATGTCCATGTACACTGCTGGAACTTGATCCATTTTTTGTCTGCCGTCTTTCACTGCTTTGATCCAGCTTTGGATACTTTTAATATCGTTTGCATTCACAACTCGCGGAGCACCATTTACCACAATAGTGGTTTTGGGATCAACTATCAAACGGCCAAATTCTTTTTCAGCGGCGATGGTGTCGTTGCCGTTGACGCCGTCTAGTCCCAACGGAGTCACACCGTCTTTCATTTTGGCACCCAATGCGGCCAATTGCTTTTGACGATCATATACTTCTGGCTTGCCTTTCTTTGGATCCAATCCTGGACGATCTGAGTTAGCTGTATTACCAGTAGCGGTGGCTGATGGATTGACCAATTGTGCTTTTTCTGCTTGTAAGATTTCAATATACTGTTGATTGAGTTTCAACTTCATATCATACTTTGAACTGAATCGAGCAATTTCTTTATCAAACTTTTCTACAGTATCATAACGTGGCTTACGAGCTTCTTTGGCCGCATCTCCGGAGGTGGTTGCTGGAACTACTATTGTAAATCCTTTTGATGGAACATTTGGATTATTGTAATAACCTAAATTACCATCTTTATCTTTGACAAGTGGGTTTCCTCTAGGATCAAGTTGTTGAGCTGTAGTAGCCTTGGCCGCACTGTCCGTACCCAAAGTTTTAGCTGATCCATCAGGGTTCCAACCGCTAGCATACTTGCTGTCCCAAACTTGTTGTGCCATCACATTGTCAGTAGGACGAGGATTAACGGGTGCCTTTGCATCCGTTGGATATGTGGCTGTTGGGGCAACTTTGGCCGCACTGTCTGTGCCCAATTTCTTGGTTGGATCAACACCTTTGAATTTGCCGGCCGCAATGTCAGCCAGTGTGTCGCCTTTAACAATAGTGTACTTGGTGCCGTCGGGCAATGTAATTACCTGGCCAACTGAAATTTTGTCGGCGTTGTCAATTTTGTTAGTGGCCGCCAAATCCTGTACTGCTTGCGGAAGTACTGCGGCTGGTTTCTTTTCAGCGGCCGGAGCGGCTTGGTTGGCGGCGGCAATGCTGCCTGGAACCGTAGCGTTTGCTACAGTGTCAACGCCTGATGTTGGTGATACTGCCGCCGCTGGTGCTGGTGATACTGCCGCCGCTGGTGCTGGTGATACTGCCGCCGCTGGTGCTGGTGATACTGCCGCTGGTGCTGTTATCTGTT